CCGTATTTTTGTACACTAAAAAAATGACGACTTTTAAAGGTAAATCGGAAATCCGATAGACCCCCAAAAGCAACCACCATCAAATTGATGACGGTTAAAAACCCAGTAAAAACGGCGAAGCGTCAAATTGACGACTTGCCAAGAGAAACAGGTGGAATAATGTTAAATAAAAAGTTAATACAACGAGAAACAGAGAGAATACTTAAGAGTTTAGAAAATGCAGAAAAGCTAAAATTAGAAACTTGCAAGTCTTTAATTGACGCTTTAGCATATGAAACAGTATATTTAAAATATTTAAAAGATGAAGTCCTTAAAACTAAAAAAGAGCAATTTAAAAGGATTAAAATTTTAAATGATGAGATAGTAAAGCACCATGCTAGTTTATGTAATATAACAGATAAATTAATTAAAAATGTCTATGTTGAGATTGAAGAGGACGAAATAGACGAACTAGAGGAACGATTTGGTAAATAATAAAGATTTAGCAGGTTCTTACTTTTTAGCGTATTATTTAGCAATAGAAAATGGAGATATTATTGTTGGTAAGGAAATAAAGAAGATGTTAAAAATCTTAAAAGATGATTTATCTAATCCTTTATATGCTTACGATATGAAAGAGGCACACGATAGAATAGATTTTATTGAGGGTTACGCCAAACAAAGTATCAGCCCAAACGCAGGGAAACCAATAAAGTTAATGTTATTTCAGAAATCATTAATTGAGTTAATGTATAGTTTTAAAATGAAGAACCTTGAAAATCAGACAGTCAGACGATTTAATGAAGTACTGTTTTTGTGTGGTAGAAAAAACGGCAAAAGCACCATATCAAGTGGACTAGCACTAGCCGAGATGTTTATTGGTGAAATGGGAACCCATATTTTATTAGCAAGTAATACCGACGAGCAAACAAACATACTTTTTAATGGTTGTAATAATATGAGAGAGCAAAGTCCTTTACTTGAGAAAAAATCAAGAAAAAATTTAAGTTCAATCCATATGGGCAATCCAAAATATAAAAAGAAAAAAGGAAGTTTAAGGTTCAGTAATTATAACAAGAGTAATATCCGTAAATTATCACAAAAGCAAAGGTCATCAGACGGAAAGCAACTATCATATGCAATTATGGACGAGATACACGAATTAAAGACAAACGAAATGCCTATGAGTATATATCAGAGTTGCTCCATCCAAAAGGAATATACTATTTTATCTATAACAACAGAGGGTTATATTGACGGTTACTTGTCAGACCAGCTAGTTTTAGCAAGGCAGGTACTTAAGGGAGAAGTAGAACGCCCAAGGTGGTTAATCTTACTTTATACCCAAGACACAACCGAGGAAGTATTCCAAGACAGGACAAGCTGGTACAAGTCCAATCCAAGCCTAGGAGTAATTAAAACCTGGGACTATTTAGACCAGATAGTACAAGACGCAAAAACAGACAGTGCCAAAAAGTCCAAGATGTTATCAAAAGACTTTAATATAAGGCAATCACTAGCCGTGAGTTGGATTGAAAGAGAAGTAATTTCTAATGATTTAACTTTTTCTTTAGAAGATTTCAGAGGCAGTTATTGTTTAGCAGGGGTTGATTGTTCAGAAACTACAGACCTAACCAGTATATCTTTATTATTTAAAAGACCCAACGATAAAATAGATTATATTTATAGTCATTCATGGATACCTGAAGCAAAACTAAAAAATAGTCCAGATGATGTTGATTATTTAGCCTTTAGAGATAGGGGAGAGCTTACAATCGTCGATGGTACAGCTATTGATACAAGCGTAGTTGCCCAGTGGTGCTATGATGTACTATATACAAAATATAAAATTAGTATTTATAAAGTTGGATATGACAATAAATTTGCCAAGGATATGATTAGTAAGTTCCAAGGACTATATGGTAAGGCTGGAATATCTTTAGAGTTAGTTCATCAATACCCAACTTATCTATCTAATCCAACAAGATATTTTGAGGCACAAATAAGAGCATCACTTGTAAACTATGGGAAGAATTCCCTTTTATTTTGGGCTTTATGTAATACTGGTTATAAAATTAATTCACTAACCGACCAGATACAATTATGTAAGATTGTTTATAATAAAAGAATAGACCCAGTCGCATCTTGTGTTAATTCCTACTTAATGTTACAAGAGTATAAAACCGATTTTTACAGTTTATTAAATTAGTGGGGTAACGGAAAGTGCACCCATAGATAATTAAGGAGGTGATTAAAAATTAATTTGTTTAATATATTTAAACCAAAACAAGCAGTAGTAAAAGATAGGGCAGTTAAAACTATTAGCTATTTCAACTCTTTAGGGTTCGATAGTGAATTTTCTAATTTAGCTACTAATATATATACTAGCGACTATGTTAATAATGCAATATCCATAAGAGCTAATCAGATTTCAAAGTTTAGGATTAAATCGATAATTGAAACAAACGCTGGAGTTAGAGTTTTAGATGATGATATATCAAGGTTGTTTAGTTCACAGCCAAACAGTTATCAATCATTATCGGACTTTTTGTCAATGATAGAGTATCAGCGAGTAAGGACTGGGAATTGCTTTATATACCCTCAATATATAGAAGAAATAAACCGAGGCAGTATTTATCGTAAATATATATCTTTTCATGTTTTAACTCCTAACCAGTCAACTATATTTTATGATGGAAACTCCAATATATTTATAGAGCTTAATTTTAACACTGGAGAAAGTTATGTATTACCTTATAATGAAATAGTTCATTTAAAATTAAGGAGAGATAATACTTTATTTAATACTAGCCCAGTTGATACAAAAGATTTAGGGAAAACAATTAAAATACTTAATGAAACACTGGAACTAATGCCAAAAGCTATAAATAATTCAATGAGCATAAAAGGAATATTGACTACTCAAGATGTAATATCCACGGATAAATTAAAAAAAGCTAGAGATAATTTTGAAAGTCATATGTTTACCTCCAAAGGTGGTATCGTTGCAACCGACTTAACAGCTACTTTTACGCCAGTTAATAATAGCCCACCAGCCCTTGATACAGCGACCATTAAGTTTTTAAAAGATATAGTCAGTGAAAGGTATGGGGTAAGTCAAGCACTACTTAGTGGGAACTTCAAACCTGAAGAGATGGCAAGTTTTGTTGAGCTTATAGTTGAGCCTTTTATGAATGATTTGGAGCAATCTTTTACTAATTGTTTATTTAGTAGTAATCAGATTTCACGAGGACACAAAATAAGAGTATATAGTAGTCAAAGCAATTTATTGAGTAATCAAGTTAAAATCGACTTGACCAATACGGCTATTAATTCTGGAATAATGTCTAAAAATGAAATCCGTACGAAGTTATGGGGACTAGAACCTATAGAGGGTGGAGATGTATTTTTACAATCTTTAAATTATGTCAATGTAGATTTAGTTGATGGATACCAAAGCAGTAAAGCCAAGCTGGATAAGGGGGTGGTTAAGAATGAATAAAGAAATTGAAAGACGATTTGTTGATGTCCAACACAGGACAACCGATAATGGCGAGATGATTTTGGAGGGGTTAGCTATACCGTTTAACTCACCTTGTAAACTAGGGAATTATACAGAAATTATTTCTCCTAGTGCTTTTAGAAATACTAACCTAGATAATGTAAAAATGATATTTAATCATGATGAGAACTCAATACCTTTAGCTAGTACAACTAACCAGTCATTGTTTTTACAGACGGACGAGTTAGGCTTAAAGTTCCATGCAAAATTAGATAATACGCAGAATTCAAAAGATATGTACCAAAGGGTAAAGAGTGGGTTGATTTCTAAAATATCATTAGGATTTAGTATCAGTAATGAGAAATGGGAGAAGCAACAACGCACAGTTACAGGAATAGGGAGAGTATTTGAGTTGAGCCTTGTAACCGACCCAGCCTATACTGAAACAAGCGTAGTAGCAAGGAATTTAGAAAAAGCAAGGAAAAACCAACTCACAGAATTTGAGTTAAGAAAAAGAAAATCAAAAGCAAAATTAAAATTAAAATTAGGAGATTAAAATATGACAGTTGTTGAATTTGAAGAAAAAAAAAGAAACCCAGTATCAGAAAGAGCAGTGAATACTAAAGAAATAACAGCAGATTTTTTAATATCGATGTTGTCAGATGAAATAAAAATATGTAAGGAACTTATAGATGATAAAAATAAAGGATTATTAATAAAATCCGAAATGCTAGATTTTTATATAAAAGCTAAAGAAAAAGTAAAAGATGAGTTCAAAAAAGCATTTGAAACAGCAATAGAAGAAACAACAAGCAATATAGCAGAATTAGAAAAACACAAAAAATATCATGAAAAAAATAAACAAAAAGCAGAATTAACTTTAAAATCTTTAGAAGAATATAAAATTTTAAGTGAGGGCAAATAATATGACAGCTGCAGAATTTGAAAAACGCAAAATAGAATTAAACGCAAAATATGATTTAGCAGGAACTAATGAAGAATTAGACGCTTTAGATATAGAAGTAAGAAAATTAGAGAGATTAGCACCAAAGCAAGAAAAAACATTAACCAATGAGGAATTAGCAATAGCAAATGGCGTACAATATAGAGGGAGTATTGATGATAATTTACTAAAA